ATTTTTTAATGTCATAATGTTTCCTTATTTGATTCGTTTAATTAAGTCTTTAATTTTAATACCTACTTCTGGAGTACCGTTAAACCCTGTACCTGGTTTTAGTGCTTTGAAATGCTCTGTTACCGCCACATAATCATCACTTGGTAGCGGAACATATTTTACTTCTTTTACTAACTTAGGTGCGTTTTCTAAATAGAAATTTACAAATGCTTTTACTTCTGGTCTAAACGCAGCCGCTGTTGCATTTACATAGATAAACAATGGGCGGCTTAATGGTTGGTAGGTACCATTCATAACTGCTTCTGGACTTGGTAGTACTGGTGTTGTTGAGCCTTTAGCAATAATAGGAATAGCACGTAATTTATCTTTGTTTTCTTCGTAATAAGCATAACCGAAGTAAGCCATGCCGCCTACGTTACCAGAAACACCTTGAACTAATACGTTATCATCTTCTGATGGTGTATAGTCTGTACGACTAGATTTTGCTTTGCCGTTAACAGCTTCGGTGAAGTAATCAAATGTACCTGATGCTGTACCTGGGCCAAATAATTGTAGTGGTTGATTTGGATAAGATGGATTTACTTGATTCCAATTTTTAACTGAACTACCCGGAGCCCAGATTTTTTTCAATTCTTCAACTGTAAATGATTTAACCCATACATTTTTGCTGTTTACTACTACTGTTAAGGCATCGTAGGCAACAGGTAATTCAATGTACTGCACTCCTGCTTCTTTACAAGCATCCATTTCTTTTTGTGAAATAGGACGACTAGCATCACTGATGTCAGTTTCACCACGGCAGAATTTTTTAAAGCCACCACCGGTGCCGCTTTCACCTACTGTTACTTTAACACCTGTTTTCTTTTGAAATTCTTCTGCCACTGCTTCTGATATTGGATAGACTGTCGAACTGCCGTCTATTTTGACCATTTTGTCTGCTGCCTGAGCTTGTTTTAATCCTGCCATTGATAGTGCAAATGCTATTACTAGATAATACATTATTGTTTTAATCTGTTGTATGGTCATTGATATTCCCCTTATATATATTATTTAAACACACAAAGATTACAGTAATGTTACAAATAGATTAAATTTTTAATACACATAGCCAAAATAAAACCCGCCTCAGCGGGTTTATTGTTTTGAAGTAGTTAGATCCTAACCACTGACCACTTACCATTGAATGGCTTACCTTCGGCCTTGTGTTTCAATATCTTCGTAAACTCTTTTTTCTTGAGTTTAACAATGGTTTCTGTATCATGGTCGAGACAAGCACGATACAACTTAGTGAGTAATTTACCCTGTTTCATCATGATGTCCTCCTTGTGTACTATTTACACCAATTATTAAAATAAAAGATTACAATACAGATTACATATAGATTAAAAAAGCCCCAGTTAAGGGGCTTTTTAATTATTAGACTAAGAAGTAAATCTTAGAAGAATAAGATAGCACCTGCTGATACTGAACGTGATTTACCTTCTGCACCGTTTTGTGCTTCTGATTTAACGTCTGAGTATTCAGCAACTAAGTTCACGTGTTTTGTGAGTGGGTGATAAGCACCAACAGTCCACATTTCGTTTTTCGAAACTAAAGCTGTAGCTGTTTCGCCACTGTTACGATCTAATTTACTTTGACCATAACTTAGACCAAGTTTGGTAGCAGTAGGCAATGTGTATGTACCTTGCACGTAGCCGCCATTTGAATCACGACGTTTACCTGTAGCATCAAAGCCGTCTAGTAATTGAATTGTACGACCAATACCTTTACCATCATAGTAGTAAGCAGTTAAGCCATATGGACCAGCAGATAAGTTAGTACCAACGTCCCAAGCATAAGCGCGGTCGTCTGCACTGGCACCAGTTACACCTTCAACTTTTTGTGAAATAGCACTTGACCATACTTTAGCAGCAATAGGACCTTCTAATGAGTAAGATACTTTACCTTCAAATGCTGGTTGAGCACCACCGCGTCCTGTTGAAGTAGCTGACGCAGCCTGTACACCAGCGGTCACAGCATTTAGGTCAGCTGTTTGAGCATTCCATGCTTGTGTTACACCGGCTGTGAAGCTGAAGCCGTTGAAGTTTGGTGATGTGTAGGCAATTTGTGATTTCCAGTCTGCATACATGTAGCCTGTACCAATACGGCCTAGTGTTGTTGTGTTACCAGCTAAAGCGCCAGCGCCTGCACCAACACCTAATAATGTCATATCATTTAAGATAGCATCACTAGCGAAAATACCTAGGTCTTTACCTAGTTTAACACTGCCCCATGATTTGTCACCGATGGTTAAGAATGCCTGACGATTTTCTTGATTAGCACCTTGATCGCCACCCTGTGTTGTTGAAGCACCTGGGTTAATAGCGATTGTAAAACCAATGTCTAAATCATTTTGACGTGATTTACCAGAAATTGATAATACATTTGGTAACAAGCCTGTTGTAATGTTTGATTCGTTACGTTGAGCATTGGCATTAGGACCACCAAGACCGCCAACTACTGCACTGCCTGTGCCGCGTGTGTTGGTGTAGTAAGCGTTTACAACGCCACCAATGTCTAAAGTCCAATCACCTGCCGGAACTTGAATACCTGCGTTTGCTGTAGAGTACATACCAGCTAATAATGTTGCTAATAATAATTTCTTCATTACTTTACTTCTCCTTAAATTGGATTAACACTTTTGTAGTGTTATACTACTCAGTGTATTTTATTTAGTAATAGAAGTCAAGTTTTTGTTGCCATTTGACAACAATTTTGGTTAAATAGACAAGAATGTGTGGCATTTCTGCCACACATTGCTTAGTATCGATATGTATCTGGCTTATATGGGCCTTCAACACTAACACCGATGTATCTAGCTTGATCAGCTGACAAATCTGTTAGTTGCGCACCAATTTGTGCTAGGTGTAGTTTAGCTACTTTTTCATCTAGGTGTTTAGGCAACAAATGAATACTACCAGTATTGTAGTCTTCCCAGTTCTGGAACATTTCAATTTGTGCTAACACTTGATTAGTAAAGCTGTTTGACATAACAAAGCTAGGATGTCCTGTACCACAACCTAAGTTTACTAGTCGTCCTTTAGCTAGCACAATAATCTTGCGACCGCTAGGCATCGTCACATGATCTACCTGTGGTTTAATCTCATCCCACTCGTAGCCAGTAATACTAGCAATGTCAATCTCACTGTCAAAGTGTCCAATGTTACATACAATAGCATTGTTCTTCATAGCTGCCATGTGATCGTGAGTGATAACGTTGATGTTACCTGTGGCTGTTACAAAGATGTCTGCCTTGTCTGCGGCATAATCCATAGTAACAACCTTGTAGCCTTCCATTGCGGCCTGTAGTGCGCAGATTGGGTCTACTTCAGTTACCCAAACTTGAGCACTTAGGGCACGTAGACTAGCGGCACTACCTTTACCTACATCACCATAGCCTGCCACCACAGCAACCTTACCAGCAATCATAACATCTGTAGCACGTTTAATAGCATCAACTAAACTTTCACGACAACCGTATAGATTATCAAACTTAGTTTTAGTCACACTGTCGTTAACGTTGATAGCACGTAAGTGGAATTGCCCGTTGGCTATTGCTTCATTGATTTTGTGAATGCCTGTGGTTGTTTCTTCGGTTACTCCACGTATGTCATTTAACAAATCTGGACGATTGTGATGTACCCAATAAGTTAGATCATGCCCGTCGTCTAATAGCATGTTAGGGCGCCAGTTATCTGGACCGCTAAGTGTCTTTTCGATACACCACCAATATTCTTCTTCAGTTTCACCTTTCCAGGCAAATACTGGAATACCTTGTTCTGCTAGTGCGGCTGCGGCATGGTCTTGTGTACTAAAAATATTACAGCTTGACCAACGTACCTCTGCGCCCAATGCAATAAGTGTTTTTACTAATACCGCAGTTTGGATAGTCATATGTAGACTGCCTGCAATACGTGCACCTTTAAGTGGTTGCTGAAGTTTATATTCTTCACGCACCGCCATTAGTCCTGGCATTTCTGTTTCTGCAATTGCTATTTCTTTATGTCCCCACGCAGCCAGGCCAATGTCTGCTACTTTATAATCCATGTTTTATCCTATAATTAATATAATATATACTTATTAAACTACCTGTTCTAGTAAATGTTTTTCTAAATTATCTATTAGATAGTTTGAATCTTTTTCTTTTTTTGCATTTAACACAGTATGAGCGCCAACCGACCAAGTAAAATACGGGTTCATAAACTCATAGCCTACTAGACTAAATTGAACTTTCATATGACAGGTTAAATTTTCTTCTTTACCAAAATAACTTTCCATAAATTCTTGACTTCCACCAGTAGTCATTGACATCATTACTCGACGACCTGTTAAAAACTTATCGTGTTCTTGTTTACCGCCTTTGGTTTCTACATTGTTTAATGTAAATAATGCATCATAAGCAAATACATTTTCGATATATGCTTTAAGTAACGACGGATATGTCCACCACCATAATGGGCATTGTATATAAAGCAAATCTGCTTCTTTTAATTTTTCTATTTCTTGACGTGCAAATTTAGGTAATAAATCTGCCTGATTAGCCAGCAGCCATTTGTCGGTAAAACTACGGATTTTGCTGGTAATTCCAGGGAGCCAAAAGTCACGTTTAAAGTTATTTTCTAAGCCTCTAGGATCAAACTTCGATCTGTATAAGTCTAAAGTTTTAACTTCGTGTCCGTTTGCTATGAAACAGTTTACTGCACGATCAAACAGTGCATGATTTAGACTTGTTTTTGCCGGATGTACTAGCATTGCATATATTTTCATTCAGACCCCCATTTAATCTTTAACCAGATACGTTCATGTATGTAGTAATCAATACTCAATAACAGATGTAATGCTGTGGCAAACCCAGTTGACTTAGCCAGGTCTCCTGTCCACAACCAGGTCCAAAAGATTGTAAATAACCATGCAGTTATTCTATAACTAATCATTCTTACTATAGTTCTTTTATGTGTTTCTTTCATTGAAATATTCCTAATAATTTTTTATTACCACGCATGATATTACCTGTGTCTAGAAACAATTTATACATAGATATTAACGATGCTAACTCATTATGTTTAGTCTTGTTAAATCGTATAGTTGACAACCCTTGTCTGTAATGCTTGCCAATATTAGCACGGGTAATATAAAGATTTTTTTCACCGTGGTACACGCCCAACGGTACTTTGTATGTCTGCACAATATATTCTTCTAATCGTTTGCGAAATGTTTGACACTTAAGAAATACCAGCGAAACAAAATAGTATCCGCCGTAGACTTTATTATCCATGATATCAAATGTGCAGTCTTGTTTTGGATCTGCTAAAATTTCTTCCCAGCGGCCAAGTACTTTTTCACGTTCTTTCTTACAATGCAGATCTTTCATAAAGAAACTACGATAGATTGATCGTATGATATCACCGTGTCCTATATTATAATTAGATCGTATCCAATCAATGGTATCTTTTAAATAGCCGCCTTGAACAAATAAATTATATAAACTAGCACTTAATAGCATTTCCAAATAATCACTAGTTGAATATGTACTCGTGCCAACTACGATTTCGTGTTGAGCATGTGACTCGGGGTGACTCCACCCGTTTGTTTTATTTGTTGTTGTTATACTCCACTTACGTCTATACTCGTACCCATAACTTGGTGCTTCGGGTAATAGTATCCACTCAAACCACTGAAGTGACAACCCGTGACTACCAAATACTGTTAACTCGTAATGAAACTTGTCTAAGGTCATTCCGGGTAACCCCATAATAATCTCTACGTATAAAGGCAGTTTAGTGTTTTTAGCAATAAGCTCAAATACTGCTAACTGTTTTTCAAACGGAATATTCTTACGGTCTATATTTTTTAGTATTTCGTCATCTAATGTCTGTAAACTTAATTTAATTTCTTTATTGTGACTAAGTCCGTTTTTAATATCGGTTTCTAAAATTAATTTAATAACATCTAATTTGTTTTCGGTTTTAGCGAACCCGCCATATCCCATTTTAAATGTAGCACGCAGTTCTTTTTTACGATCAACAATGTAATTGATAATGCTAATGTCACGGGCACCAAATATACCAAAATTAGCATCTGCTAGGTACAAATATGTAAGATCAAACATAACTAACGCATCTATATCTTCTTTTACTGCGGGCAAACTTTTTTGAATTACTGTAGTGCCAATGCCGCCACCCCAGTCACAATAAGTGCATCCATATGGACACCCCCTGGTAGTTTCGATGATGCTCAATAACATACTATCGTTAAATTTAATTTTTTTAAATGTTTCAAATTCTTTAAGTTCGGTATATTGCGCACGAAACGCACTGTAATCATAGGCAAACTCTTTGCGCTGACTTCGCGCCATTGATCGGGTACTGCTCATCATTGCCCTAGCCTTGCTTGGATATCTAGTATCAGTTAGCAAACTCCAGTCTACTATTCCATTGTTATAATTATCTAACATTTCTTTAAAAAATAATTCACCGTAACAATCGCCTAGATGACTTGCATCTAAGTACGGATGTTTCTTAAACCATTCGGTATCATGTTTAAGGTATTGATGCGGGCCTCCACTAACAACTAGACAATTAGGAAAGGTTTCTTTAACCCAGGATGCCACTTCGTGTGATAGTCCAAAATTCCATACATATAAACTAATAGCAAATACGTCCGGTTTGGCACGTAGTAATTCTTGTTTGATCTTGTCTATACCCGTAGCATCGTAACAGTCAAGATAGCAAGGATACCAGCGCCACTCATCCTTATAAATTCCATTTTTTTCGTAGTAAGTTTTTGCGCTAGCCCATAACGCCGGTAGCCATATCTCACTACTAAATCTAGGAAAATTTGCTATGACAATGGTTTTCATTTGGCCATCACCAATTTTAGCAATTTAATTACATAACTACCAAGGTCTACTTCAAACCAACGATAACCATGGCTTTGTTGCTGTATCCAACGATGTGTGTGATGATTGTTGTGCAACAATGAACTAAAAAGACCGCATCCTAACAAATAATGTGTTAGCAATCTATTAGTGCTGTTATTAGGTACTTCTTCATTTCGATATCCTAATATTTTATTATGCCCCAAGCTCGTGGTAAGAAAAGTTATTACACTAATAATAACGCGACCCATAAACACAACCTTAACTAGAAATAGTGGAAATACTAACCATAACACTAGCCAATACAATAATGTCAATGGTACTTTAAATTCTTCGCAAAAAAATGTCCAATTATCATTTAAAATATCTTTGTGTATAAGTGATTGGCGGCCTACATACACATCTCTATTAGAATAGTCTGTAGGTTTTTGATACAAAAACATAATAGGGCTCAAACTGCACACAGTAAACCAATGTAGGGAGAAATATAGATTATCTTTACCGGGCTTATCTGTATGACTATGATGATTCCCATGATTAATACAGATGTTAGTCAACGGACCGTTGGCATGATCAACTGTAATTAAAAATGTTAATATCTTATATGTTAGACTATTTGTATTAATTTTAAACAAGTAGTGTGAACAAATGAGATGGCCAAATAATTCATTAATAGTAACAGTGTATAATGTGGCGAGGACATACCAATACCAATCAGTATTGATATGTGTCGCTGTTACTGTTAGTTCTTTAAAGCCAACTACCCACGCTATAGATGTTAAAACAAACAGTATAACATTGTTAGGATTAAGCGTGAACATACTTTTTAGCAAATGCTTTAAAATACCCTAATAAATCACGAGGGGGGAGTTTAAAGTTTTTAATGCCAGCAATCTTAACGATATGACGTATTTCGTTAGCGTACTCGTTGGCATATGGTTGCTGTAGGTATGGCTGGTATGCACCACTTTGAAGATTAGTATAATCATGAGCGATGCGATAACATAGTCGACCTTCAATATTGCCCAATCTGCGATGTAGGGTAATTGAATTATCAAACAACATTAAATCATTATTGTTCTTATACCAGTGGTCATACATATATTTTTCAACAAACAGTTCTTTGTTAATACGCTTAAAAACTTTATCGCTTTCTTTTTTAGTTAATCCTTTAATACTATAAGCAGTGTTAATGCTGTAGTGTAATCCTGTAATTCCGCCCGGACTACGAATAACCATCGGAATTTCTCGGTCTTCTTCTGGACACATGTTAGCGTGCATAATTGCATCTTGTTCTTTATTCAACCCAGGATTAATTTTACCCGGGGTAAAGCGATGCAGGATGATCATGTCATCTAGCTCTCTACGGAAACTGTCATTGACACTTTCATAGTAATCAGGTGTAGTTACAAAACCAGTAGCACTACCAACAACATTTTGATGTGCTAATAGTGCCACGCCGGGTGTCCAAGTTAATGTACCACTTTCGTTACTGTGCCATAATAGTTCACCCTCAGCAAACAATCCCCTAGGGTTGCCGTCTGCATCATAGCCGCCAGTTACCCGACTAACATCATATCCACTTGCTGTACGTTCTTGTGTTTTAAACAAGGAGCGAATTGCCACTGCATCTTCTGCATCTAGATAGTCTGCATTTTCTTGTGCGTCGTCGACAATGATAGGCCACGGTCTATCATATTTTTTAACTAGATAATTTTTAAGACCGTAACGTGTTTCACCAAATTTAAGTACTCGATCTACAAAGTGATCTTTGGTAAGATTAGTATTACGAACTACAGTAACAAGGCCTTGCATATGAATCTTGCCAATTTCTAACCATTCATCATTGGTTAAATGATTGAAATCTACATCATCAATGTAAGTGCCAAAACGGCCAAGACCAGGAATTTTTGATAATTTCATAGAAAATTCTCCTCAATATTTTAATAGTATAACAGGTTTATTTTAATATTGCTAGTGAAGAATTTCACATACGACATAGAAGGCCCGTTTCGAAGGTCATCTACTCGACGTCAACACTGAAGGTTGGCGTTGCAAATGTATTTATACTCTGCTTTCAGTTGTTGAAAATATACAGTACTAACCCACCGTTTTCGCTATTAAAACAAGATAAAAAGTCTACAAATCTATTAGAAATGCTAGGATTTGCCGACTGAAATTTTAAGTCGCTACACATATTGTGTACTTGCTTATTGCTAAAACTTAATTCAAATGGATTTTTTTCTTGATCTTGATATAATATATCACAATTGTAGTTAATATTAAAAAAGCGTTTAAGTATTTTACCATACGGATTATATACTGCTAACAATAGTTTTCCGCCTGGCTTAAGTAAAGATTTAATTTTTGTTAAGGCTTTTTTGTATTCTGGAATATGATGTAGTACCCCACAGCAAATAATAATGTCGTATTTTTTATTTGTTTTAAATTCTAAAAAATCTTTCTTTATCCATTTAACATTGTTAATGCCGTTAGAACTTGCAAATTTACTAGCATAATCGATACTATCGCTAAAATCTACTGCGGTAAAATTACTATTTTTATATTTGTCAGCAAATAGATTAGACACTAACCCAGTTCCGCAACCAACATCGAGAACATCAATTCCATTACTCATAACTGAGTTAATTTCACGCAGATATATATTGTGTATACCGTGCTCTTCGTAAAATTTTAAATCTTCCCAACTATATCGTCCGGGAAAATGTAAATTACTGTAAAACTGTTTAATCTCTTCAGTGATCATTTAAGACTCTTTAAAATTTCTTTATATTTGTCATCTAACAACTCAACCTCTGCAGAAATGACAAATTCTTCGTCGGTGAATGCTGGAACAGGATATGTTGTAGTTTCTTCTGCAATTTGTTTAGCTAGCTTCCTGTGTATTCCTATTTTAGGGTCTCTTCCGAGCACAACTTCTAAAGCATAGTCGTGGTGCGCTAAACTATTCGGGTGATGATCTGTTTCGTGTTTTAATATAACATATTCTTTATTATTAATAAAATATTCCCAGATACCATTGATTTGTTTTGCGTCGAACGGATCAGTAACTCCGCATAGAAATTTAGACCAATCAATTAAATTGATTAATTTACGTATAGGTTCTAATGACATGATCTTAGATGCTAGATCTAATTCTTCTTCTGATATGCCGTGTTTATGTTGGTACGTTGTTTGATATTTTGGCAAGAATACCGGTCGACCATCACACCACAAATTTTTACTAGAGTGCATAACATACTTACACCCAATTTGATTTAATAGCAACTGTGTTTGTAATATAATTTGTAGGGTTTCAATTACCATATTAGTAAAACTAGTATAGAGATCCGGATGTGTTCGATATAAGCCTGCATACGGAGTATCGCCTGTAAACCATAGTTGCCCGTTGGTATTTGGAAAAAATTCTAACACATCTTTTTCATCTATCCAGGCGCGATCGTACCATAGATCAAGTCTGTGATTTTCGGCCCACATAATATTGACTGTGTCATTAGCTGTTAATTTATCACTGATATTAACTAATGTCCAGTAAATATTTTGGTTCCCATAGCCTTTGTTAGCAAGATTGGTTACGGGTTGGTCGTACACCCGTAACCAATCAGTCCAGGTAGGCCAATACCACTTAGTCATACTACAGCCAAACGTATAAACCATTACTAATCCTTAGGAACTTCTCGATTTTTTTGTGCCATTGCAGGATCACTAAACTTACGATTTTTACTTGCTACATAGGTAGCCTGTGCATCGACCATTGCTTTCTTATAGATGCGGCGTGCGTCTGGATCAATGATGTTACCTAATTGAATTTTGTTCATCTTGCCAAATTTAAATGTTGAGTTTGTTTTTGCCATGCTGTTCTCCTATCGAACTTTATCTAAATATTCTTTACCAATTGCACCGGTGGCGATTTCATACAATGCTGTTACATTGGATTTATTTTCATACGTCATTTTAACTCCGTTACGTTCTTGGAATGTACGTTGAGTAGCAATTTCTCTAGACCGTGTTGCGGCTGCTAAAATTAATTTGAATTGATTGTTATCAAATACTGCTAAAGCATCATCAATGTTATAAACTTCTATGGAACTTTTTACTCGTGCTTTCATATTAGATCCTATATAGGTGGGTAGTTGTTTTAGTATACACTAATTGTTAGATTTGGTCAAGTCTTTTATCTGTTTAATTACAGTTTTGGCACTCTCAACATTCATATATTTTAGTGGCTGTGTTAGGAACTTCATTGATTGATTCTGAGACCAATCATACGCATAAAATTCTTCCCACGTATCTATATGAGGTTGTAGATGGGTTGGACTAACTGACCAATTACTAGTATTTGCCGTTATATACATACCTAATAACTCGTACTCACTTAACCATTTGTGTTCATCAAATGGTCTGATCCGCTCTATGGCCTGCAACCATGTGCATTGATTGCGTTCTTCAATTTGACGTTTTAGGTCTGCCCAATATTCTCGAGTAAATGGCATTATTTCATTTACTAGACTATACTCAACTGTTTGCAAGATACCTGTTATTTTTGTAATCATTTCTACGTATATCTTTTGATATGGGTTCCATAGATGTTCGGCTCGCAACACTAAATTATTATTTTCTAACCATGTAAATGGTTTTAATAGTACTTGATCACAGTCTTGTATTAGATAGTAGTCGCTGTCAAAGTGATCAATGGCGCAGAGTTTTAATGCCTGTTGGTAAAACCAATGGTCGTGTTTCCATGCAGATAGATCGTAGTAATCGTCAAAGTAAAGGTCATCGAGTAATGTATATGCAGAAGTGTTTATCCCGTATTCTGCAAACATACTGTCTATTTTATGTTGAGGATACGGGCTAATGATATAAGTCACATCAGGTTTAGGATTTATATAGTTGTCGAACGTCAGAGTAACAGCGGCTTCATTGATCCTACTAGGACCAATAAGTAAAATGCGTGTTATCATCTTATTCTGTTGGATGTGCTGATATTAAATCTGCCAGGCCCCAAGTAATACTCATGCCAGGGCTTATGTCCGAAACTGAGCACCATCCATTGAATTTAGGATCATCTATATGTGGATTAGTGATAGTAACATTTGGTTGGCCGCCAAAACGTAACGGTTTGACTTTAGCAGCTTGTTGCCAATTTAGATTTATCTGTTGATCATCTAAATAGAATTCAATACTGTATGTTTGGATTGGGCCAATTGATTCTGGGTGATTAAGTACTGTTAATGTTAAATGTGTCGTGCCATCCCATGTATCTGTTACTACTTCGATTTTGTTTGGATCTACTAGATTAGGGTCGCTATTAAATGGTGCTGTTACTTCTACTCGCTCAACTATTTTTTCTGCGCCCAATGATATGTCCGCCCAGGCAATACCTGTTAGTGGACTACCTTTACTTACATTAACTACTACTTTGAGTTCTGACATAATTAAATACCTTTTATTTAAAGAAAAATGCTAGTTTACCACCGATACGCGAGCTATAGTAATTCTTGCCGCCGTCCATCATAATATGACCTTCGAAGTTTGGCGGATATACTGCGGTAAATCCTTGTAGCACTGCATCATCACCTTTCTTAGCCATCTTAGTATATATCTGCACAATACTAGATTGATTTAATAATGCAAGTGCGCCTTGACTAAAGTCTTCGTTCATGTTTACTGCATTAGCTACAGTTTTAGCGGCAGCGGCCATAATTGCATAACCTGTATTAAATCCTACTACGTTAGGTTTAACTGTGTATGGTGCTAATATTGTGCGAGCATTTTTAGTTATACCATCAAACGTTGTTTTTCCTGTTTTAATATATAACGTTACTTCGTCAAATAGCTCATTAGTAATACCAGGAACACCCAATGCTATACCTAATTCAAATGGTCCTGTTAATGCTGAATTTTCTGCAATGATAGTTACTACATCAATGGCAAATTTAGCTGTGTTTATTAACTCAGTATTACCTTCACGTTCTGCTTTTTTGTAAGCATCGTGTAGATTTTTAGCACTAGCTTTAGCTCCACTACCACCTTTACTACTAATGCCAATTTGTTGTCCATTTGGGGCAGTTAAGAAACTGTCGCATAAGGCGGCATTCATTGCCATTGGAAATTGCACTTTACATTTGCTCCACGGTGCGCCGTCGGCTAGTGCCATACGTGCCTCATCCGCCTGGCCACCCACAACGCCACCAGCAAGTGCTACTGGTTGCATGATCTCACCAAAGTAGTCACGGATAGCTTCCATTTGTGGCGCCATGCCCGGAAATATAATAGCGTCTTGGCCTTGTGCTAGTGCAGTAAGATTTTGTGTGAATACTTCTTTAACAGGATCGGGACTGTTTGCTGTTACTGTTTGAATAAGCTGTCTCACATCATTGAAAACATTTTCTGTTTTAATAAGGTTTTGTGGGTCATACCCTGCTTGTAGTTTTTTGGCACCTTTAGTTGCTAATTTCCATCCGGGCGGAATTTGATTGTTATTCCAAATTCCTAACATATTATGTTTAGTTTGTTGTAGATATCTACCCCAATACACGCGGCCACCGTCTTCGTCATCAAGCTCTGCTACTGCAAATGCGCTGCCGCCAGGATTATTAGTCCACTCAATTTTAGCGTTAGCTTCTTGTTCAAATTGTGCAATTGCTTGATCTCGTTCTTGTGGAGTGGCAAACTTTGCTTGTTCTGGGTCGGGATATGATATAGCTGTTACAAAATTAAATGTTTTACCATCTTGGTTTGCAAAGGAATCGCCAGGAAGGCGCCCAAATATACCTTTAGCTTCTGTTACTAAATCATAAAATCTCATATCTACACCTTATTATTAGTGTATTTATCCTGGCGTTCAATGTCATCTTCTGAACAGCGTGCGCCGTATTGTATTTCTACAATTCGGCATGGTTGATCGTATGGATTATGTAGTTGGTGCCACGATTCTAAACACACATGTAACCGTTGATGTCTAACTAGTCGTTGCTCGATCAATTGGCCAGACACCCGCTCAAATTGACGCACAGCGCACTTACCCTCTGTAATTAACCAATCTTCAGTACGATACAAGTGCCGTTGCATTGATAAGCTCTGGCCTGGATCAATAGTCAGTTCTTTCACTTTAGTGCCTGAAACATCATGTAATACGCGATAATAGCCCCAAGGACGAAGGGTTTTAGGTGCTTTCCACTCCTCTAAAATCCAACTACTACTGTTGAGCTTATTTTGTCCACCTACTCCAAATATAAACTCCACATCTTTAACTTTCATTTCTGGAATGTTTTTAGCAGTGCGGTCGCCGCCATTAGCAAATATTACTTGGCTGTTAGGATACAGCATCTTAACGTTGTTGATTGCTTCTATAGCAGTGTTATCATCGTCATTAAACAATATACAATGATCAACTACTTTTAGATTTTGTATTATCGCAATACGCTCAGTACTAGGCATAAACGCACGGCCTTTTTTACGTTCTAACCATGCATCACTGTTAACTCCAACAACAAGTATATTGCCTAGAGCTTTAGCGGCTTTGAAATATTCTAAGTGTCCGCTATGTAACGGATCAAATCCACCTGTTACTAATACAACACGATTAATCATTTTTATAACTTTTTCTAGTGGGTGGTTTGCTTTTTAATGACATTGGTTTAAAGGTTTTTGTTTTAACTTCAGTAGCAGCTGGCTGTTCTATAGTATGTTCAGACGATTGAACTACTTCACCCGGTATTACACCCACATCTGCCGTAGCTGGGGGTATTTCTGTCTGTTGGCTAACGTAGTCAATAAAGTATAGTTCTTTATCTAACCAGGGCATAACAATTTCTTCTTGTTTGAGAAATCCGTTTGCATTAATGCTATTGACGATACTAGGATGTAACAAGTTTTTATCTATTAGATCAAACCACGTAGTGGTCTTAGGATTCATTGGCTCTATATCTGTTTTATATACCGCCATTTGAATCCACGGGTCTTGAAACTGTTTTAACAAGTACGCATCACGACAGTCAAACCCGTTAACTGCTAGCATATAAATTAACATAACAGGAGTGTAATGAAAAATACAACCGTTGTAGCCTCTGCTGTATTGTCTGCCATATTCTATGCCTGTATGTTGTGGCACACTTAATGCTAGCATGCCGTTTACATTAAGATATCCATTCCATTTACGCAAGGTATATAACGGATCAGTACTATACTGTAGGCTATCATGTGCCCAGATAAAGTCAACTGGTACCGGAAACAAGTAGTCAGCATCAAAACTATTATTAACTTTGTGAATATTTTTAATATTAGGCAGTTGTGCTAGTTTACTAGAATCGACATCTACAGCATGGCAGGCAAAGTTATAAGGTTGCGGTGGATCCTCGTTATTCATTAAGGTTGCCCACCAGATAGTATCTTCGCCAGAACCACAGCCCATATCAGCAATATGATGAATACTTTCTAAAAATATATCATATTGCTGTATTAAGTCAAGTATACGTAAACTATGTCTAGCCAATTGAAGCATCCTCCATACCTGCAGTACGCAACCTAGTAATATGTCCTAGCATAAAGTTTTTACTTTCTAACCCCTTCATGATACCTAGCCACTTGTTACGCAATAATGCTACTTCGTTAATAATAGTTTCCATATTAATAACGTCATCTTCAGCTTCTGCATACTTTTCAGCATCTCTACTGGTCAATGCCCTTGCATATCCTTCTAGATATTTTTTATAGTGTGTTTGTCGAATCTTCCGTAACTGTATATTAAGGTAGTTAAGCACTGCTTCAATTTCTTGTAGCTGGTTAAAGCGTTGCTCAGTAATGCCCGGCAGATTTGCTAAGTTTTTTTCAATGTTTCCGTAGGTTCCCACTTCTTTTTTTGCCTGCAATAATTCATTTTCATAATGTGTTATGAAATCGGGTATATCTCCCAAATTAGCAACCACGCGACTATACCACATCATACTTCTCCAACCAAGAAAATATTTCTCGCCAGTTTGTGCCACGGCGACGGTCTTTTTCATTAAGGAATGTTATTAACTTTTGTATTTCAACTGTATTTAACGTTCCAGAAGTAGCTTGTGTCTGAATGCCCTGCATATATTTGTAAGATAATTTTGCTTCGTCTGTATCCTGCGGCAATAATGATAATATTGTATCAAAGACCTCAACAAACTCTTTAGAACCAAAAATCTCAGCTTTTAAATATGATGGATCTGGTTCAACACCACTAAAAGAATGACCTATTTTATGGATACGACTCCATTCTTTTAATTTAATTAAAAACTCCGGCATTGTTTTTATAGTCAGAGCAGATATAGTTTGATTAACATTAACAACTAACCATTTTTGATCTAATAGATATTTAAAATTTTCTTCCCATTGATCTAACTTAAGTCCCCATCGCACATACTCTTGCTCAATGCCCCAGCAATCAATACTACACGTAATATCAACCCTACGTAGACTTTTTTTCATTACTAATTGCTTTGTTCGAGTTACAAAATATTCTAAACGAGTTTTATCTATCATAAGATTAGTTATGATATTAAGCTCACATTGCGGGCTTGGATACTGTTCAATCATATCTAAAAGTTTTTCAAATTCTTTTTGAATTAGCGGTTCACCACCAGCAACGTGAAGGCGTTTAACTTTAGAGAATCCATTAGGAAACCATTGCCAAAAATACGAAACTAAATCTTTAAACTGACCGTCATGAGTAATAAGTTCTACTCCATTACTAGAAAACTTACCAAATTTTTGATTTTCACTATTAATAGTAGAACTTAACGACGGACGGCAATATAAACACCCCAAATTGCATGCATTACTAAAATATATCTCTACAATTGTAGGGGTTACCTGAGTCACAGTTTGATCTATGTCAAGTTCTTGCGGTATTAAATTAGGTATAGCTAGATGTCGTTTTCTATCACTAACTCCGCCAACTTCTTCAATTTTTCGACAATATGCACAATTAGAATCGGGCCAGTTACCTGCAAGCATATTTTTACGATCTTCTAACTTCTCCGGTGTATTGTGAAATTCAACAAAGTTTTCTGCCGTAAGTTCACTAAAAGCAGTGCGATGACATGATGCTGTTATTCCGGTATTTAAATATATTGTACTCCAGTTCCACTTTAATGGACATGCTGTTGTAGTTTTTATTGGAAAATATTTTCCAGTACTCATTTAATAGTCGTCGCTTCCGTCGAAATCTTCTTCCTCGTCTGCGTCAACTTCTTCACCTAAATATTCCTCAACTGCACGTTTAAGATAGCTGTCAGTTCCGCCAAATGTTTTAAGATCGGCTTCGGTGATATTATGATCGGCTACTACACTAACTACATGATCTGCAGCGGCCTGTTTATCTTTGGGATTAATATATTCTTTACAAGTTAACCACATTTCACCCAATACATCTAATTCTACGTTCATTCTTCAGTTCCTTGTTCTAATACTACGTTTTCAGATAAGTCTTCGTCTATATCTACTGTAGTTTCAGTACTTAGCAAAGGGTTAACATTAGATGAAATTTCTTTCATTACTTTGTCTAATGAACCGTCTTCGTTGCGTTCCCATGCTTTACGGAATTGTTTAATAGTTTTTCCGTCTGATAGCGTATAAACTAAACTGTTGCCTTCTTTCTTAAGCAAGTTTTTAGCTTCTAGCATGTCTGTTAATCCACTGTATGGGCTCATGCCAGTTTCATATGGAATTTCTACTTGTACTGACTCGAACGGTTTAGCATAACGTGTTTTCATAATCTTACAAGCAGCACGTATACCGTTAACAGTTGTAGTCTTGTTACCATCAGCGTCTGTTTTAAGTTTTAGTTTACGCATAGCTACAACAATCGAACTTGCGTAGATAAAGCCCTGACCACCTGAAATTTTATCATCTGGATCAAACATATCCTGTGACGCATACGTATGGTTAGTTGCTACTAGACCTAAGTTTAATGTACCAAACATGTTTACACAGTTACGTACAAGTGCTGTAAGTGCTTTAGGTTTACGCCCCATATCACCTTTCATTTCACCTGCTTCAAACTGATTAACGTCTGTCGGAGTTAACATCATACCTAAGCTGTCTAGAACAAACAACACTTTAGGACGGTCTTCTTCTGGAAGTGTGCGATACTCTTTAACAAAGTCACTGATAACCTTAGCCACATCATCGATCATAGCCATGTTAAGTTTAAGCAGTTTGCTTTCGTCTGTGTCTACACCTAGTGCGTGTAACCATGCTTCATCAAGTGCGTTTTCTGTATCTATTAAGATAACATAAATGCCTTGCTCTTGTGCGTGGCGTACAATATTACCCGAACAGATAAATGATTTACCTGCACCTGATTCACCAGCAAACACAGTTACCTTACCCATCGGAATACCTTTGTTAAAGTCTCCGCTAAGTAGGTAGTTTAATGTGTAGTTGCCTGTACTAATCCAATCTGTTGGATCGTTAAAGCCAATACCTAAGCCTTCAATGCTTTTAGTAATTGACTTTCTAAATTTACTAATGTCGAATGGTTTCGCCATGATTTATCCTTATTGAAAAAAGGGTAGAGTACCAGACTCTACCCCGATCTTACGTTAACTTAAGATGTTTTTTGACGATTGCGAATCATTGCAAGGATGTCTTCAGCACGTTGTCCGCCGCCCGCTGGTGCTGTTACCGGTGCTGTAGGTGTAACATTATCTGTTTCAAACGGTACATCTACTGATTCAACATGCTCACTAACTGGTGCACTAGCCGCTGGGGTCGATGCCGCAGGTGCTGATTGTGCTACAGATTGTGCTGCAGGTGCTGCTGTTGCTCCACCTGCTGGTGCACTAACACCACGTGGGCGGTAGTAGCTACCCCAACGCTCTGTGTCATACGCTTGACCATCAACTGATGCTTCAAACATCTCTTTGATAACTTTAAGCTCAACATCACTCGGTTTCTTAGGAAGGAATTCGCTAAGATTGTACAAGCCATGTTTTTCAATAGCTTCTGCTTCGTCTGCTGTTAATGCAGATTCTTTGCGTGACCATTTACTAGTTGAGTAGTCAGCATACCCACCTTTTGATGTTTTGCTAACGGTAAAGTCCAAACCACCTTGGTAGTCTGTTGGTAAGTTTTCTAACTCAGGATCAAGCAAGGCTGCTTTAATTAAGTTGAAAATTTGTGGGCTGATGATAAAACGACGAATCGGATTAGCTGGTGTTGTATCATCTGCAATTGGGTTTTCATGTACAAAGCCCTGGAACAAGTATGATTTCTTTTTCCAATATTTACGACCCATCTCTTCTAATGATGCGTCTTTAAACCATGTACGTACTTCTGCAAGTACTGGACAAGCTTCGCCATACATTTCAACGCATGGTACTTGAACTGTAACTGGTTTACTATCTGCTTGGCCTTTTACGCCAGCAAATGTTAAATTGATCATTAAACGCTCTGCCCAGAAGAAGTCATTCTTTGGATTTGCGTCTGGTAAAAAACGGATTCTTGCGTTTGTGCCTTCTGGAATGTTCCAGTGAGCGTAGATAGCGTTATCGCCTTGTTGTTGACTGCCGCCCGAACTGCGGTTTTCTTGTGCTTGTAATTTTGCACGAATTTCTGCTAATGATGTTGCCATGGTGTAACTCCTTGTGTTTTAAGTTGGTCTTTTAAATGCCTAATAACGTAAGCATATATATACTATACGTTATAATTATTTATCTCGCAAGAGAAATATTTAAATATTTTAACCAAAACAAAAGGCACCCTCGAGTGCCTTTTTTATTGATTTATAATTGTTGTTTTACTTTATTAAGCCTGCAATTCTACGCATCTGTATCATATCTTCATTAAACTGTGCATCTTCGTTTGTTGATTTCGTTTTGTTGTAATGTAGTAAGTCGTCTTCACTATCACCTTTAGCAAAGGCTTTCATTTGACTAGGCATTATCTTAAGTTTATCTAATGTGCTTAATTCTTTTGCGCCCATACGTTTTAGTTTTTCATCTTTGTTAACGTGGTCATCGAATCCTTCTGCTAATGCTGCACGCATTTCTTCTTTAGTTTTACTATACTTTGCCTGAAATTCTTCATCTGTAAGATCTTTAAGATCCATATCAACTTCTTTTACCTTGCCTTCATTTACTTCATCACAATACTCTTCTTGAGCGTGTGATAATGGACTAGAACTATCCGATGGTGCCATTGCTTCTAATGCTTCGCCTAATGTTCTTGCTAGGTAGTCATAGTATTTTGCATTCTGACGTTTTTTACTTGGTGCTTCTTTTTTATATGTTAAAGGTTTTTCTTCGCGTGGCTTATATTCTTCTGCAACTTCATTACTGCCTTCTAACTGATCAACAACTTGTTGAACATACGCACTAACGTCACTAGAGCCAATTTCTTCAACTTCACCAACCCATTCAGCAACATCTCTGGCCGCGTCCATAATTGCTTGTGGACCGTGTTTAACTAATAAGTCTTTATGTTGGTTGATGATACGACGAATAATTGCTGACTGTATGGCTTCACAACAATCGCTTTCACCTTCTTCTTCATACACGGTACCGTCCATACCTCCATCGCCTGAACCGTATGTATCACCTTCTGTCATATCTTGTGATTTTTCTTCAGCTTTTGCACGTAGTTTTTCGTTTGGAATATGTTGTGCTATTAGTGGATCTAAATGTAAATAGTCTAATAATTCACTTCTAGACATTTTGTTATATGGTGTATCACCTGTATCTGACTCGCCCAATCCTTGATCGGCGGGTTCTACATCACCAATCTCGTTCATTAGTTCTTGGTATACTTCGGGCACATTGTTGTATACCCAATCCATAATAATATCACGTGCATCCGCTTCTGAATTTTCTTTTGAAGCGTGTAACAATATTTCTTCTAATTTATTACTGTTAATAATACCGCTAATTGCATTAATAGCATTAACAGCATCAACCCCCAACGGTAATTCTTCAGCAAACACATCTGCTAAATCATCAACGTTAATAGGCTCTTCGTCCCAGCTTTCTGCTACAGTGTTAGCCCAGCTTTCAAAGCTCTCGGCAAATTTATTAGTTTTCTTCATATTATAGGCCTTATAAACTATCGGTAACGCATCGCTCATGCGTTCATTAAATGTACGTTTAACAAATCTTTCTTTGAGAGCGTTAACGTCAAAATCTTCTTCTGGAATATAACTAGTACTAGTAGCAACAAATTGTTCCTTGCACTGTTGGTAACCTTTGCGGCCACTCATTTTACCTAGGGTATTTTTTAGCAAGCTGTGATATTCAAATGCAGCTTCAACCATGCTTTTTGTTTCTTCATCTTCAAAAACACGGCGTACCATTGCGGCTTTAAATGGGCGTAATTTGCCACACTCTTGCGCAACTTCGGTAATATGCTGTCCAAACTCATCATTGATTTGACCACCTTCGCTGACATGACGTGCCATAGCACGTGCATAGCGTAGATTGTTTTCTGATAATTTGAAGCGTTCACCATCTGCGGTTTCAAGATACATAGCACGAATTTTACGGCTACGACTACCACGTTGTTCTGGATCTATATGATCGCTATGGCGAATAATAATTTTTACAGGACCGTCATTTTCGTAACTGCTACGACTGGTGCCGTACATACGGCTTTCGCCGATAACGTCATCTTTGTCGTAGGTATCATCTGACTTGCTTACTTGTTTAATATCACGGTGTTTAAGTGTTGAACGTGTAATATCACGAGGCTCAAAACTTAGTAGGTTGCGTTTGGCAAATTCACGTAGTTCTTTTAAAAATGCATACCATTCTTTGCGTTGCTCGTCATCTAAATCATGACTGATGTTCTTGCTAAAGTATACCTTTAGGCTAGTTTCGTCAATGATACTAAGTGTAATATTACCGTAGTTTTTACCGTCGACTACATAGTCAAAGTTGAAAAACCGCGCATCTTCTGGATTCTGTGTAGCGTTGGCTTTATCATCGCCCAAGCTAACATCTTCGTAACGATCACGAATTTTTTCAAATAGACCTTCTGCAATTTTGTTAATTTCTCTCATAACAATATTTATCTAGAATATAAAGAATGGCATGGGCTCGACTATGTCTTCTAGGTTATCTTTCATGTTATAATCAATTTGACTGTCAAAACTCTGTAGTAACATAGCCATACGCACCACTAAAATAAGTGCCATGACCAAATCATCGGTTTCACCCGGCTTAGCAGCGTAACTAGGGCCGTTGGCCACAAACGTTTTAAGCTCTGATATAAGTGGTTTACTTACAATAGTCATTCGCTTGCTTTCGATTAGGTTCTTTAATTTAGCACACGCTGATATTTTAGTTGAGTTAGTTGTGTTAAAGCCTTTACGATATCTACGACCACTGCCTGGACGTTTAGGCTCGCTTAAGAATACACCTTTAAGGTTTTCTTCACCAATTTCACTAATAGATATCAATGCCGCTTCACCCAGAGTATTGTTTTCTACACTGTAATAGATGTTATTTTGATTTACTGTTTCGTTTAAATAGCGTAGGATTTCAGCCAGGATACCCACTTGTTGCTGTACAGGTGTTCGATTGTGTTGCCATTCGCCTACTTGTTTAAACGTAGGCAACTCAAAGATTTGTATACCTGCAGGGTCACCACCTGTGCCTAGGCTTGGGTCTAAACTGACTACATAGGTATACTGCGGCTCGGGTTTTTTATACCAACGAACTTGTCCTTGGCGTTCTATAGGATCTAGGCCCGCGAGCTCAACTAGCATACTAGGATTAATTAATGTTTCGTCCCAGATAATGAATTCACAATCCATTTCACGTCGGAAACGCTCATCACCTAGCTGTGCTCTTTGCTGTGCAGCCCACTTTTCGTCACGATCTGGGTGTTCATTCCAATAGCTACGGAACGATTTAAACCCGTTAACTCCAACTTCTGTAGGATTACCGAACTCATCAAAGCACTTGTTAGCACCTTTCCATAGGGTAGCAAACTGGTCTTCATCGCTGTTAGGCGTTGAGGTAATAATACATTTACCACCAGTTGCTAGTGTGGGACTTATAGCAGTCCAAAATTCTCGTCCTATGGTAGGGCGAACGAATGCAAACTCATCAGCGTATAGTAATGATATACTCATACCACGACCTGTGTTTTCAGTTGTCGTAGCTGAAACTATTCGACTACCATTATCAAAATCAATACTACCTTTGTTATAACTCACAGCACCTGCACGTATAAAGTCCGGTACACTTTCGTAAGCGTAACGTATACGTTGCATGATTTCTTGTGAGCCTGTGTATTTGTGTGCGGCAATTAGGATAGTACTATCTGGTACAAACATTGCGTACCATAACAAGTAGCCTGCGGCACTTGTTGACTTACCTGTTTGTCGGGGCATTAGCGATATGCTAAAGCGATAGTTATGATATGTATGGATTAAGCGTTTTTGATAGTCAAACGGGGCATATAACATACGTCCTTTAGTAGGATGTTGTATATAGAAGTAATTACTCATAAAGTATTCGGGCCCGTCTATCGGATCCGAACATTTTACGAATTCTTGTAGTTGTTCATGTGTAAAAGACGTTTGTTGGTGCGGCTTTTTAACTAGAACGTTGTCTGTACCTTTTGCTGTTGCCATACTATTACTTATACTAGTATGCTAGTGCAGGTTAATTACCAAGGCTTTTCGCCTGTTAGATACGGTTTACTAAACCATAATTGAAACCATTCCGGAGTTCCGGGTTGAACGTTATTGTTGTTTTGATAATTGATTTTTTCTACTGCGGTAATGCTAGGATTACTGCCTTCTATTCTAGTAGGGGTGTCGTACCCTTTGTATTCAGCTAGTTTACCTGCATTACCAGATATACCTGCTAATTGTTTAATTTGATCTAGATCATCCATTATTTTGATTTTCTTTTAATTGGGCCACGATCACGCATAGGACTTACTTTATGTACATCATCTGCCTCGCGGCTTTTATGATCGTGTTCTGTTTCCTCGTATTCGCTATCTACAGTTTTAAATGCACTTTTCATCATCTTATGTTCGGCTTCGCTGTATGGTCGAGCAACATTATACTTTTCAACCCAGCTACTCTGAGGCATATCAACAGCATTGTCGTCTTTGCCATCAGCCATAGCAGTTGCCATCATAATACGATTTAAGTTGTAGGCGCGGTCGTAACCGCCTTGATCACGGAATTTCCACTCGCCGGTGTCGGCCTGTGTTTGGTCTTTGGGCTTGGTGCCGTCGTACCCTTCAATAATGATTTCGTTAATTTTCATATTATGATATCTTATTAAGAATAAATCGCAGTATTCTTACTACAGCTACGCATAGGCATACTAATTTGTATTCTATACGTAGCCTAAGACTCATACTACCCTTTTACATCATTGATTAAACTTTCGTATGATTTCCAAAGCTGTTCTTCTTTTACGGCCATTGGGTTATCACCACGATATGGTTTATCGCTGTATGATTTCTTAGCACGGTGCATATCATTGCCACTTGGAATAGCAGTATCAAGTCCACCAATTTTTTCATTTGGTGTATTTGTATATTCAATGTCACGCTCTTCAGCAACTTCTACTTCAACTGGCTCAACAACACCTTGTGCAATAGCTGATGCAGCATCGTGTGGTAATTCAACTGCTTGTACTACTGGTGCAACTTCATCCATACCAGCTAATTTACGGAATAGATTAAGTGCATCTTCTTGGCCGTTGGCTGTAATGTTTACGTTAATGTCTTCTTTAACTGTGTATTTCTTACCGTCAACTTCAAACTCTTTAGCACCTGTTGCTTTAGCTGCCGCTAGTGCGCCGGAGAATTCGTTGCCTTCTGCCATATCAGCTTCATTAACAACACCTGCGGCAGCATAGAATTTATCATGGCTGAAGCGTGGGTTTTGTTGTTTAAATATATCAGCGTGATGTTGTGCTAACTCTTTACGTTTAGCGTCATCTGGAATATTTTTAATTAAATCTGCTACCATACGGAAGTCTTTACGGCTTGCAGCTTCATTGATTGAACTTTCATCTAACTCTTTTTCAGATTTAGGTAAACTCTTCATATCAATATTAATTTCAGCAGGCGGATCAGGTAATAGGTCATCTTCTTCGTGTATACATGCGCACGATGACTCTAACATACCACAGCTTTCGCATGATGCTTGTTTAGTTGGCAAGCCAGCTAATTTAGCAATTTCATCTAACTCTTGACTAACTGGTGATGTTACTGGAACTGCATTTGTTGGAGAAGGAATATTTGATTGATGAATATCTTCAGCAACTTCTTTGCAGTAGTGGCCATATGATGTGGCAACATCACCTAAAAAGTCTTCATCCATTAAAAGAATGTTTCTAGCTTTGTTTGGTGGAATACCTTGTGCTACCATTTCTTGGCGTACTGCTGTGACAAATTCGTTGCCTGCTGTGTCTAGATTAGGATTCTTATCACATAACGCTTTAGCAATAGACTCATAGAAATAGTCGCCTTCTTGTAGCATACGGCTTTCTTTCAGTTTCATTGGTTTAACGTTAACTAGTTTTGGTGTAGAATTTTTAACTGTATCACCAAAAGCAATACCTTCTTCTACTTGGCCTTTGTTGTGTGCTTTCCATGCTGTAGCATAAGCAATGCCTTTTTCTTTCTTAGAAAGATTGCCGTCTTTAGCATAACCTTTCTTAATATGTTTAACCATACGTTCGGCTTTCTTGCCCGGAGGTGCCACTTCATCTAAATCACTAACATCATCTTTTTGTGCAGCGCCACCGTAGGCTTTACCAGCAACTTTACGGATTGGGGTGTTTGTATTGCTACCACCACGCTCAGCACGTTCGTCTTCTTGACGGTCTTTTAATGCTTGTAGACGTTTACGTTTAGCAATAGCATCGGCATTAGGTGCTTCTGGCTCGTCGTAAGCCGCTTCATTCATCGTTGCTTCTTTCTTTTTCATTGCCGCAACAAAGTCTGCTAGTTTACAATCAGGATTAGATTTTTTAAATTTTTCGTAGTTTGCTTTGAACTTAGGGTGTTTAGGATCATCAAGTGTGTAAGGGCCAGCACCTTCTTTAATTTTTAATTTGCTTGTTAGGTCATTTGCGTCGCCACCGAACATATCGTTAAACGCACCTTTGGCATTGTTTTTATCTTTAACTGCTTTCTTAGGTGGTTGATTAAAAGATGAGGAGTGACGTACACCGTATTCATCGTAGTCGTCGCTACTAAAAGGTTCAGC